AGGTCTTAGTATCTTTCTTTCTGTTGGCTCGTAAGGTTCGATAATTCGTCTTTCCAAACGCTCTTTAGTTTGTTGATTATCTGGTAATTCAACCACTACACCTTTCGGGCCTAGAATGCACGTTATACAGATTTTATAAAACATTGAATCAATCCGAGTTTTAGTTTTGATTAGTTTAGCACCAATAAAAAAGGGGCGCAATTTACACCCCTTTTATCACTTCACAACAATATTAAGATGCTACGGTGAATTGACCTTTACAGAATGCTTTAGGCAGTGGGATACCTAATGTATAGCGTTCTTCACCCAAGATAACTACGCCGTTCTCAATGAACAAGTTAGAGTGTGATTCTGATACGCGAACCGTTACCGATTCACGGTCATACAATACCGCACCCATTGACCAATCACCTAATAGGAAATTGTTAACAGGCATTGCATTAGTTACAACAACTGGAACACGCCACAAACGCATTTCTGAGGTTGTGGTAGGCATAGAAACCATCAAATAGTGACCGTCAGTCGCTTTTGCTGTCTCTAAGATTTCCCAATCCTGCGGATTCACAACAAGACCATTAATGTTGTAATACTCCATTAATTGACATTGTGTGATTGCCTTACGAATGTGGTCAATCATAGCGCTAGGTACGTCTGCTGCTGCTGTTCCAGATGGTAACTCGCCAACATCATTAATGTCTGTGTCTACCATAATTCCTGTAAGGTTTTGACCTGTACCGTCACCTAATAGCAACTGGTCGTCAGACTCTAAATCTAAACCGTATGTTAAACGTCCATTAATTAGACCTTGCAACATAGGGGCATCGGATAGAACTTGACGGGATGCAATTACATGGTGAGCAATAGTTGAAACCGGCTTAGTGATTAGCTCATAAGTGATTTCGGATTTTGCTTTAGTTTGTAATTCACCCGCACCGATACCAGCCGATGTGCCTTGTGGTGCTGCGTTGTTAGTGAACACGTTTTCACGCATATACTCAACAGCATTCGAGCTGGTTGATACAGATGGGATTAGGTCGCGAATACGGGTTGGCCGTGTAGGGTTCTGGTATACAGTAGGGTCACGGTCTGGACGAACTAACGCACCAGCACTCGCCGCTAAACCAGAAATATCTTTACGATCCAAGGTGACGGCTTGCATTGAGTGAGCGCCCGATTCACTAGCGTTTTTAAATTGAACTGATTCAATAACAAGTTGACCCATAGACTTAGTGATTGGGTTTTGCTCGTCATAACGATGGGCTTTTTTCTGCATTTCTTTCAATGCTTCGTCCATCTTGCCGAATAAGTCTTTTAATTCGCCGAACTCTTTTTGACTTTGCTCAAGTGCTGCCTTAGTTTCAACGGTTGATTCGCCAAACTCTTTAACTTCTTGAGCGATTTTGTCTTGTGCGTTTTTAATCTCAGTGGATTTAGTGTTTAACGCGGTTACAATGTCTTGAATTTCTGACATTTTAATGTCTCCTATTAGTTGGGCCTATGCCCCAAAATTACCAACAGCCTTTAATAGCTGTTCTAGTTCTGTCGGCTGCGGCCCTGACTGAGTGCTTTTAGGCGGCTCAGTAGTTAACAGTGACTTAATGTCGGTTAATAGTTCCGACAATTCTTTTATATCATTATCTGATAGTTGCTCAGTAGTGATTAAATTCTTTGCGTTTTTAACTGATTGAATGAATGCGTTTTCATTCATTGGGAAAGTGACAGGGCTAAACTCAAACAGTTTAACTTCCTTGATGTGTCTAATACCATCTTCGTCACGCTCAGATTTTCCGTTAGGAATGGAAAAGCCGATACTCATTTGATCAACAACACCATCACGCATTAACTCTAAGGCTTCGTCACCAAGTGTGGTTTTTGAAATCTTACCTTCAATCCACAACCCCTTGTTATCTTCAATCATTCTCAAAGGTCGGCCAATTGGATTGTATGAGTCATGTTGCCATAAGATTTTTACTCTGCTTGAGCGTTCTTCTAGTGTTTTCTTGAAAGCGCCTTCGTGGATAATGTCACCGCCAAGGTCAACGTCAAAAGTTGAAGCGTAGCCGGTGAATACTCGGCCGCTTATATCATCTTTTTTAAATTCGAACTCTATCGGTACTGTTTTGCGTTCCATAATATCCACTCTTTATTTATTAATGTAATGATACTACCACTATAGGCATTGTTCAATTTTTACAAGTCTTCTAAAAATACAACTGTCGCATCCATTTCTTCACCTGCGCCCGTTTTAACTTTTGCTGCGACTGAAAAAACCTGATCGGGTTCTAACACCGTTGCAAAATCCGCACTTGCCAAGTTCAGCGGGGCATTTCTTGACACGTTAAACGAAGCAACAACTCTGCCGCCCGTAATTTGTGCGTTATCGTATGCCACCTCAACTATGCTATTTGTTCTGTCTAAGTACCTGTAATCCATATCGTCGTCAAACTCTGGACTGGCTATTATGGAGAATATAGCGCCCCTAGTATCATCTGTAGCAAAGGATAGTAAGGTCGGCTTAATGCTTGCTCTGTTGATTATTCCGCCGTAGTGAAACCTGTTTCTAATGCTAATTAGATTCGTCAGTGTTGAGCCGACTGTAATATCTAAGGCTTCAACTGCCCTTGTTTGGTTGTCGTTTACTACAACACCCTCGTTTGCGCTCATTGCACTAGCGCCTGATACGGTTACGCTTTCAGTGCTACCAAGGTTTCTTGCGACCCAACCTATTCGGAAAGTTGGATTTCTCACAATAGGATCTTTCTTGCCGGAGTAGTCGTATATGTGAACCAGTGTGTTGATGTTTGTTGCTGGATTTTTGATGTAGAACTCTATCGAACTAAAACCAAGATATGAGAATTTAATCTCATATACATTGCCTGATTGCGGGTCCAGCCATGACGCTAAATCTTCCGACCAAGTTGACTGAGGTATGAATTCTAGCGATACGTCAACACCCGACGCCACTTGAGTAAATGAACCAACAAAAGCGCCACCACCTGTAAATGTAAATACACCTTGTGGACCAGGTGTTCTATTCATAAAAAACACAGTATTGTCGTTAGATGTTATTAGGTAGTTTTCTGCTGGATTAACTCTAAAATACTCGGCTATTTCCCATGCGTTGTGCTGGGTCGTTCCTGCTGTTAATGGGATATCGTAACCAATACTATTAACAACCAGCGTAAGTGTGCCACTCCCCGATGTGGTTATCGTTAATTCTTGTGCCTCTACCACCCCGCCAAACGCCCTAATTATACCAAAATCCACACCAAGATAACCGAATGCCAAACTATCCTCTGAGGTAATAAGACCCGCAGCTTGTAATGTTAAGGGTTTCGGCTCATCAAATACAGCGGATAATCTCCCGATTAGCCCCTGCCCTGGCTTGTAAACCGCTTGCCTTTTTGCGTTTAGCGAGGAAAGTCCTATTGGGTTGGTGCCACTTGACACTTTATAAAGCGAATTCTCGATAGCGTAACCACCACCTCCAGAATTGATTATATTTAAATCGTCTTCCTTTCCGTATTGGGCTGATATTTGAACGATAGGAGTTATCGGTGCGGTTGATGTTTCACCAAAAGACGTTTTACCAGAACCACTTCCGCTATCTTTGGCGATTAAATTACCTCTTATTAAACTCATATATATTGGTACTCCGCACCGTTATTTGGTGTGATTCTTATAACAGCTTTACCTTGAAACAAAACATAACCACCATCGACTGAGATTGTATCTGTTAAAACCCAGCTATCACCGTTTAAACTTGCCTCAATGGTCACACTGCCGCCATTAGTCTTAACTGTAATGGTCCTTTCAAGTCTAGCGCCTGTGCTGTCAAATTGTTTCTGTACATTTATTAACGCCATTATCACCTCGGAATATAAACCGCTACACAACGGCAATTAATCGTTTCTTCCGCGCTGCCTCTTTGGTCGCCTGGATACATCAACTTCTCTCCACCAACTTCAAACGCATCATTCATATTTACAATTTGGCCGTTTGCGTCTCTGTGAGTGTCCCTAGTACGCTCCCCAGCCGATGCCACCCATTGTTTCATCATTGGGATTTCGGTTGACCTAACCGCTAAATCTTGGCTTGCCATTTGCGCGTTATGCCCTTCCGTTCTGGCAATCATTCTACCCCTAAACCTAGATAGTTGACCGCCAACCTCGTTAATACTTTCGCGTATTAGTTTTCCAGTTTGTATCTCACCTAGCCCATCACGCACCGCTTGAGCTGTTACCGTATTAATGATTTCTTCCGCTTGCTTTTCTGTTGTGCCAACTATCTGAGTTACCTTCGCCGCTCCATTTTGAATTATCCAAAGGTTTTGCTCTCTGTCGAATGTGTCCGTGGCTGGTACTTCCCTTTTTTTCTCAAAATCTCTATTAGACTTTAGTAGCGAATCTAGTAACCGACCACCAAACACTTGAAAAGCTGCATTGTACTCATTTGAAATAATTTTCTTTACCGCTTGGCCATGGTTAGCCAATATCTCGGCCCTTTTGCCGATGCTATTAAAATTATCTCCTAGCAATCTCATTGTTTTTAGAATTTCTTTTCTGTACATAGGTTCGAATCTGGCGGCAAGTCTTAGCAAAACCCTCTCTTGGTATTGCTGCTCTCTGCTTGTAGATAATCCTGTTACACTATTCGCCATAGGTTAGCTTCTTTAAAATAGAAAGGCTTTTAGCGTCTAGTTCTTCGTCTATATCTTCATCTATTTGAGAATCAAGACCTGTAGGGATTAGACCTGTTGGGATGTAGCCAATATCTCCCCCTTCTATCTCTGGAAGGTTTAGCTCTAATGTTTCATTGATTACATTAGCTGGATAACCCATTTTAAATAACTTGTCAGCGTTATTTAGTTTATCGGTAAATGACTCTTGCAATGCGGATATACCCGATAGGTCATACATCATTACAACATTATCGCCAAATTCACTAGCAAGCTGCTTGGTTAGTTGTCGGCGTAGCAATTCTAGGTTAGGAATGATGGTGTTTTTCCATAACTGCTTATCCATCTCTTTAGCGTTGGCTAAGTTTACGTCTTCTGTAAAACCCATTGCTGCAAGTGGTACACCAAAGGCCGCTGCTATCTCTGTCCATACGCTTCTTCGAGAGTTTATAAAATCCATTTCTACGGCTGTTTGCCCTAGTTGCTCTACTTTGGCATTTGATACCATTGGCTCCCTTGCGTTGCTTGGGCCTGATTGTCGTTTCTTGAGTGCTTCGCGTACCGCTTCTATTTGCTCTTGTGTTGTCCCTTCTGGCATTGCCATGTGAAGGTCTAAAACGCCTCTGTTTTGTAATGAGGACTTTTGCCAGTCTGCTGATTCTCGGTCTATATCCGTTGCCCGTCCTGCTGCCATTAGGACAGGTTGGCCAAAGATTGGATCATCAGGATTAGGTAATCTTAACTGGACCATATCCTCATTTTCGATACGTCTTGTCGTGGTACCGTTTGAATATTCATAGTAAGCGACTAGGTTTTCCCTACCTGGCGCAATCTTCATGTATCTAGTAGGTAGCAACCAAAGTTCTATTGGCTCGTTTCGTACGCCACCTCTAATTTCAGAGATAAAACCATTTCCTGATAGGTCTAATTGTTGGCTTGCTCCGTACATAAGTTCGTACCATGACTGATCGCGGTTAGGGTTTTCAATCAGTTGGTTAAGAGGATGACTCATTGGCAATCGTTCTATATTGCCTTCATTGTCCTTTGTTCCTGCGTACCAAGGTACAGAGGCCAATAGTTTTGCGCGTTTTTCTACGGCTGTATAAACGATAGTAGAAGCGTTGTAGCCTTCTTCTATGGCTGTTGCTGTGTTCCATTTTTGCTGTTGTGGATAGAGTGACCATCTAGGCTGTGCCTCTGGTAGAGTGAGAGACTTGATTAGAAATTCAACTTGCTGTTTCGTTGTTGGCACGTTTGCCGAAATCTTTTTAGTAAACGGCCACATATAAAGCCCCTTTGGTTATTCTTAGAACAATTATAAACGGTTATATAGCAAAAACTAGCCCTTGTTGCTTGATTAGCGGGCCAATCGCGTATCGTATAGCATCAATGTAATGATTGTTCTTGTCTATTATGTCCGGCAATACGTCACCCGTTCTTTTGTCTATCTTGTAGGAGTATAATCTAAACTCTTGGGCGACTTCTTTGCATTCTGGATGAATAATAATCTCGTCATACATACGCATGTGTGCTATTCCATCTTCTACACTGCCAGGCCATTTTTTAACAGGTTGTA